CCAGCGCCGCCGACCGGGCTGCCGTGATTCAACCGCTGGCCTGCGCGCGGGTCTGTAACGGGTCTTATGACTCGCCATCGCCGCCGGGCGCCAATCGCCCGGCGGTTGTCATGTTGGCAGGAAATGGAAGTGTTAGTTTTACACCCTGTCCCACCAGAATGACTAGGGGCCGGTGCGCGGTTCCCCCGTGCCCCCGGCCCCGTGCTGCCAGCCTCGCGCGTGACAGCTGCCCTAACGCGGGCGATCCGGCCTAGCCGGTCGATCTGCCCCCACTCGCAACGGGTGTGGCCGATTGCGCCGCGCTGCGTAGGTTCCCGCAGCCGCGCCGTAACGGGGTTTTCGGACCAATGGGGCCAGGCACTCGCCGTCTAATCCCAGATGCTTCACGGGTGGAAAACCGCAGGGCGCATCCCGGCCCTATCTCTTTGCCCTTCGCGCGTTTCCTGCCGCCCATCCGCACGCCTTGGTGCAATAGGTGCCCCGGTCCAGCTTTGGGGTGTAAACCGTGCCGCACCATCCGCAGGGACGGGGCTTTGGCTTGGGCCGCTTGCGCAGATCGTTGCCGTAATCGGTGCAGCATTTGGCGCTGCAATATTTCATCCACGGCTTGCGTTCCTCGATCTCGGGCAGGGGATCGCCGCACCATGCGCACCATGCGTCCGGTTCAAGGATGATCGGATCAGACATGAACAGCCCGCTTCATGCGCCGCAGCCGGTTCACCACCGCCATTGCGTCGATGTTGTCGTGATACCGCAGCCGGGCGCGGTGCGCGTCGAAACAGGTCTTTCCGCAGAACGTGCGCTGCCCATCCTCTAGCAGCCCTTCACAGTTGGCGCAGCGCAGCCGCTGGTTTCGGATCACGCCGCCATCCGTCCATTCGGGCTGTCCCTCTTTCCACCTTGGCCGCTTGGCACCGGCCTTTGTCAGCCCCTCGCCCACAATGTCGGTTGCCGCCTCATGCGCCCCGCGCCAGCCGATGCCCTCTAGGCACATGTCGGCCCGGATTGCCGCAATCATGGTGCCCTCATGGGCCAACAGGGTTTCGGTGATGCCGCTGCGCCAGTCAGAACGGGCGATTTCCGCGACCGCCTGGACGATAGCAAAACGCCGGGCGGCAGTCGGTGCCTTGCGGATTTTTGGGGTGCGCTTTGACATGCCCCGCCCCCGTCATTCCTGCCAGTCGATGAATTGCAGCGCGTCGGCCACGGTCTTGTCGTCCAGCCCCGCCGCCTTTGCCTCGGCCATCGCCTTAAGCATGGTTCCCAGGGCACGCGCCTTGCCGCCGTGGTCAAACGCCTGCGCCGGTCGCACCACGTCGATTGCTACGGTCGCGCCAAGCTTGGCGGTGCATTCCTCGGCCATGAGATTTGCAACGGGTTGCAGCACGATCTGCGCCAGGTGCCGTTGTGCCTCGCGGACCATCGGGCCGGTCGTGCTGCGGTTCATCAGGCCAGGCAGGATGCCGAACGCGCCGAAAACAGCATCCTTGGCGTCGGCCAGCAGCTTGTCGGCCAAGGTCTTGTCCAGTTGCGGTGACAGCTGGTCGGGTGCCTTGCCCAGTTGCGGGTGCATCCCTGCCGCCACGGATTGCGCCACGCCCTCGATTACCAGCGTTGCCCCGCGCCGCCCCCGGAACCCGGAGCGCAGCGCGTCCATGTCGTCGGCAGAGCCTTCGGGAACGGGCACGATCTGCGAACCCAAGGGGGCATCGCGGAAGGTGTCACGCAGGCTGGTTTCCAGTTCATGCAGCAGCTGCGCCGAGAGGGGCGCGCGGCGCAGGGGTCCGGTGCCGGTCCACGGGGTCGCGGTATCGCAGCCAATGCGGAAATGCAGCACCTCGCCCGCCAGGACGGTTTCAGCACGCCCGCCGCCCGCCTCGGGGATCATCAGCCGGTATGCGCGCGGGTCGCCGTTGCGGGTGGATACGTCCCAATCAATCGCAGGCACCAGCCGGTCGCGGATCAGAAAGACAGCCTCGCCACGCAGCGCCAGAGCGCGGCCAGCAAGCGCCATGTCGCGCCGGGATAGCAGGTCGGTGCCCGTCACGTCAGACAGGCTTAGGCAGCCTTCCCACAGCCCCACAGAGGTCTGCACAGCCGCGGTCAGTTCGCCCATGTTGGACGCGCCGCCAATCCAGCTTTCACGCGCCGCCATGATCGCCGCCGTATAGCCGGGGGATGCCGCGCGGGTTTCGGTCGCCTCGCCTTTGCGCCGGAAAATATCCATCAGGCCCATCACGCCCTCCAACGGTTGAAGGGGTGAACAGCACCCCGCACGGGTTGCCGGTCCTGGTGCGTTTCCCATGCTCGTGCCTCGATCTGCGCCGAGGGATAGGCCGGGCGGGTGACGGCCGAGATTTCAAACAGGGCCGCGCGGGTCACGGTGCGCAACATGCCCGAGGCCCGCCGCTCGATCCGTTCGCCGCCATCCTGGACGCGGAACCCAGGTGACAACCCACGGACCAACCCAGCCCGGTGAGCCGCCAGAAAGTCAGCCGCCCAGCTGGTGCCGCCGTCCAGATCGGCGCGGATTTCCAGCGCGTCGGGGGTGTCGCGCAGGGACAGGGTGCCCGCCGCCGTAGAGGCGAGAGGCTTTGAATAGTCATGCTGCGATAGCAGGTGGATTTCCTCGCCCGCCTCGATGCGATCGGCAAAGGCCCGAGGGGCGATAACCTCGCGCCGCCCCGGTGCCAGTTCGGTTTCGGCACCATAGGGGAACCGGGCCACAAGACGGGTTGCCCCGCCCTCGGCCCGGATTTCCAGCTGCCCGAGATTACCGCCCCACAGCATCTTAAGCCCCGATGCCGGTCAGGATGCGGATTTGCGATCCACGCGCCACGGTCACATCAGCCGTCAGCAGGCCGGTGAGACGCAGCCCGCCATTCTGCGCATCGGTGTAGGGATCGCGGATCATGTCCAGCCCGCCCCAGATGCCCAGGAACGCCGGGGGGATGCCGCCTGCCGTGGTGGTCAGGATCGCGGTGCCCGCCTCCAGCTGGTTTGCCAGGGCGATGTTGCCCTCGGAACATGCTTCACCAGCCGATCCCATTCGGAAACAGCCGTGCCCGCGATCAGCGCGCCATCCAGATCGGCCCAGATTTCCGGGTCAAAGGCCAGATTGACGCCCGATGCCCCGGTGATCTGGTTCGCCTGCATGAACGCGACGATTTCGGCTCGGAACGCAGCCCAGGACGCAGCCGCGCCAATGGCGGTGCTTTCGATGCCATAGGTCGCAGCGCCGGGAACGATGCCCAGAGGCTGCCCATTCGCGCCCGTGCCCATCAGCACAGCCCGATCCAGTTCAGCGCCGACAGCGCCGTTCATGTCGCGCCGGATCGCCTGTTCCAGCCCTTCGCCCGCCTGTTTCAGCGCCTTGCGGGTGATCCGCATGTGAGCGCCCAGGGTGTGATCGGGGGCCAGCATCCGTTCGGCAGTCTGGGAGGGGTTGGGGCCGGGCACGTTCGCGCCTTCGGTCGCAGCCCATCCGGCAATCGCGCCAGCCGTCGCCACGGGCCACTCAACAGAGCCTTGCGTGATGTTGACGGTCTGGACGCCGAGACGCGCGGCCACCGATGCCGGGAACAGGCGGTCGATGATCGGGCGGGTCTGCGTCGGGTTGGGCACGTCAGCAGAGACGGTGTTGCGCATTTCCAGCGCGGCCAGGGGGATCGGGATGCCGCGATAGCCGCCCGCGTTGCGCATTTCCTGCACAACCTCGGCAGTCTGGCCCGACAGCGCCCGGCCCTCGTCCAGTGCCAGCACGATTTGGCGCAGCTCGAACCCCGCGACCAGATCAGCGAATTGACGGTCGGTGCGGGTTTCCAGATCGGCCCCGGCCTCGCGGCGTTCGCTATCCTCGGCAGTCAGGGCCGCGCGATAGCGGATTTCGTTGGCGCGGTATTCCGCATCCAGCGTTTCCATCGAACGGGTTTCATCGGTGGTCGGGCTTTCCTTGCCCACCAGTTCGGCCAGGTTTTGGCGGATTTCAGACTGCCGCCGTTGGATTTTCACAGAGTCCAGCATGTTGATTTCCTCATGTTGCCGGGTTGGGGTTCGTCGCCAGATCGGCAACAGCTTCGGCCCACGCATCACGCGCAGGCGACCGAACCGGGGGCGGGTGGCCGCACTCGATCCGGGTTTTCTTGGTGTGACAGGGGGCAGCCAGGGTTTGCAGATTGGCCGGATCAAAGGCCAGATCAGGGCGCAATCGCACGGGCTGCACATGGTCGATTTCCAGCCGGGTGCGCCGTCCGCAGCCGCAAACGCAGGTCCATTTGTCCCGTTCTAGGATCTCATGGCGCAGCACCTGCCACCGCTTTGTCGCGGTCACGGCCTTGCTGTGACGCCGCCAGGGATCGGCCATCAGCTGGCCCTCCTGGTCGCGGTGATTTCCAGCCAGGTCCGCCGAGGTTCGGGCAGTTCCTTGATGCCGCTGATACCCCATTCGCCGCCGTCACAGACAAGCCGGTCACGGGGGGTCAGATCAGCCGTGAAAGCATTGTGCCGAACGGTGAACCGGGCAGTCACGGTTGCCAGGACGGTGCCCGCTGCAAACTTTTCCGCGTCGGAAATATCGCGCCGGGCTGCATGAACCGGGGTGCCGTGATCCACCCATCTTTCGCGGGTCTGCAAACCATCATCGAACAATTCAGCGCGCCGGAATTGCGCCAGGCGATCCAGCCGACCAACGGTCATACCCATGCCACCCTCGCTTTCCGCTTGGGGGCTGCCTTGCGCCGGGCACCCTCGGCCACGGCCAGCACGGATGCCGCCGCCGCGTCGATGCGCCCGAGGCTGCGCGCCTTCGCCAGCTTGTGATTGCCTGCCGGGTCCACCAGCGTGATTGCGTCGGCAAAGGCAGAGCGCAGCAGCAGGGACGGTGCCGCCTTCACCTCGCCATCGAACAGGGCACGCCGGAACCGTTCGATGTCCTCGCTGCCGTCCTTCCAGCCAAAGCCCCGCCAGATGAACGGGACGCGCCCGAGGCCCGCCGCCTGCATGGCTTCGGAAAACTCGGCATGACGGAAACGGTCGCCCACGATGCAAGCCACCTCGGCCCCGTCCAGCTGCCGCACGATCTGCGCAAGCCACATGCCGGGGGGCACGGTGTTTTCGCCCATGACGGTCAGTTCGCCACGGCTTTCCATTTCAACATAGCGCCCAGAGACGCCATCAGCCGCGCCACGGTCGGCCAGAGACGGAAAGGCGGGGAAGGTGCCCAGAGCCTCAAGACGGCCTGTTTCCGGCCAGTAGAACGCCGCTGCACTCATGGAACGGCTGCCGCCAAGGTCCACGCCCAGGACGCAGGGGCCATCACGCGGGGGCAGATCGTCGGGTGCCACCTCGGCAGACAGCCATTCGTCAATCGTCACCAGCATTGAGCGATCTTCGGAATTGCACCGCTCATTTCGGTTCAGGTTGCGGAAGCTGGACAGGGCAGAGCCGCCCCGCGCAATCGCCCGCCGTGCCTGCGCCACCAGCCAATCGGGGTTCGCGCCGATGCCCTCGGCAGCGCCGGGGTTGGCGATCAGCAGGCTTTCCAGATCGTCGGCAGGCAGGCCGGGCGGGGGCCGATGTTCCTGGACGTAGGTGCCGGGCGGGGGTTCATCCAGCCAGCGTGAGAACGTGTTGGTGTCGTCGGGGGCCGAGGTGCTGATGATAAGCGCCCGCCCGCCGCGTTTGCCCAGGCCAGACAGGATCGCGTTTTCCAGCCCGTCGCCCTTGTCGCGTTCCCATGCTGCCCGCTCGTCCATGATTGCCAGCGTCGGGGCACCGCCCAGGATGGATTTGCCATCAGCTGGGATTACCCGGATCAGCCCGCCGCCGTTGGCGCTGTATTCGACTTCCAGCTTGTAGCCGTGCCGGATCGTGAACAGCTCCTGTTCATCCTCGGGCAGCCCCTGGACGAACCCGACCACGAATTGAAACGCCGTCTTTGCCTGGTCACGGTTGCGGGCTGCCAGGATGATTTCGCGCTTGGGCTGGTCGTCCCAGATGCCCATGACGCTGCCAAGCCCGAGGCCCGCCGCCAGTGCCGTCTTGGCATTGCCCCGGCCAATGGACAGGACGCCCACCATCACATCGGGGGCCAGATGAGCCGCGCACGAATTGCTTTTGATACTCGGCCAGCTTGACGGGCTGCCCCGCCAAAGGCCCCTCGGGGATCGTCAGGGTTTCCAGAAAGGCTATCGCCGTCGCCGGGATTTCCCCCCGATTTTTCTGGATCGTCGGAAATGAAAACGCGTCATTCCCTCCTCGGTCCTTAGCACCACCAGAAACGGCGGCATTGGGACCAGAGAGCGCAGGAGCGCCACGCACAGCCGCAGGAGCCGCCTTGCGCTGCCCACCACTTGCCACGCGCTTGTCGGCCTCACGCGCCGCCACAGAGCCGCTAGGCAGCCCGTCCTTGCGGGGTCGCCCCCTCGGCTTGCCGGTTGCTGCCGTCATACAGCAATGCGCCGATGCCGGGCCGCGATGCGGGACGCTGCCAGTGACAGCCCTTGCGCTGCATCCGTCATGCCCCGAGCGTCATACATCATGGCCGCATGGTCAGTGACAGCCAGTGCCAGATCAGCAGGGATGCTGCCGGGGTCGGTGCCATAGCCTGCCGGATAGCGGATGCGGATTGCCGCGCCGTTGCCATCGCCAGTGAGGTTCAGCACGGGATAACGCCCGCCCTCGATCCACCAGCCTGCCGGGTGCGGGGTCGCGTTGCCCGCCTCGTCCAGCAGTTCAACGATGATCGGATGATCGGCCAAGCCCTCGGGCCAGAATGGACCAATCGCCAGGGGGATGCGCTTGCACCATGCCCGCCGCGTGACGGTGACAGTCTGCGCCAGTAAAGCCAGCCCGCAATGCGCCTCGATTTCAGCTGCCGCCGTGTCGATCAGCGATTGAAGGTCCATGTCGTCGTCGTCGCCGTCGATCCGGGCGCGGGCTTTCACCTGGTCCAGTGAGACAGCGGAACCGGAGGCAATCGGGGTGCGGGTGTGAGACATGCGGGCAACCTCGGTATCAAGCGATACCGCATGGTATCACATCGCCAAAATTGTCACAACGGTATCTTTGGTATCAATCGGTATCGGCAGCATTAGCCGCGGCGCGTGAATCGTCGCAGAGTCAAAGGGTTGTCGTCCTATGGCCCTACAAAGGGAGGAAATAGGGGGAGCCGGTGGCGGCTCGGGGGTGGGTGAAGGGGTCGCAGATTGAGACTTGAGCCGCCGCAATTTCATCCAAACCCGCCGGTGGCCGCGCTCGAAGTTCCCCCTCCATCAGTAAGGAAACCCCGCCCCCGAGCCGCCCGGAGAGGGCAGTATCCTTCCATCTGTAGGGCCATAGCCATCTAACCCTATGATGACAAAAGAAAAGGGGCGCCGTTGCGAATGGCTCGCAAGTAGCGCCCCGTATGGGTGTTTGCGGTTACTTCGCTTCGGTGATTGCGATGCTGTGAAGGCCGATTTTGTGGGCCGCGTCCATCATCGCAGCTTCCAGTTCGTCGCGCTTCGAGACGGGCACAAGGAAGCTATCATGGACGGGCAGGGTGACGATGCCCTTGCGCATGATCAGGTCGTGCATCACGGCTTCGGCCATGTCGGAGTCGATGCGCATGAGCCGCGCGCCTGCATCGCTGTGGAAGGCATGAGCGATAGGGGCATGGGCGCGCTTGATTGCCTCGATCAGCGCCGAGGCATAGCCGATTGCTTCTTGGCTGCCGGGTTTCGCGCGTTGGGCCATCCGGTCGTTGTTGGCGATGGACAGGCGGGCCGCGTGAGCCGTGCGGGCATTGATGAGGGTCAGCATTGCCACCTTCACCAGATCGCGGGGCCAGCCGTCGATTGCATAGCAGTCAGCGGGCATCTTTACGCCAGCCTCGGCATAGAGGATCGCCGGGTGTAGGGTCTTGAAGTCCAGTTCCACGACAGGCTCGCCGTCGATAGTCAGAGCCTTCCGGGCTTCGGATTTGATGTTCTGCCAGCTGGTGCCCATCGGATAAAACCTTCCGCCACGGTCAAAGTCCCGGTTGTATATTCTTGCCATCGGGCAAGCTAGATCAACGCCGTCGAGGGACATAATTTCCGCCGCGCCGATTGCCTCGTTGAAACCATCGGTCTTGCGGTCCCGCCGGTCAATCTCACGGGTTGGTTTGTAGTCCATCGGCTTGCCGTCTGCATCGCGCAGGATCGTGAGCCGGTGCAACCGTTGCAGCTTCAAGCGGGGCTTGCCCTCAAGAATTGCTGTCACTGTGTCCACCAGTTCGGGGGTGGCCTCAAATGCGCTTTGCCACCCACGACAGCCCGGAGGCTGCCGATAGTGAACGATCATGCCATCCGCTTCTAGCTGGTCAACAGCAGCTGTGACACGGCGATAGGTCAGCAGCGCGTGGCGCTGGCGGTCGGCATCATAGAAGGGCTTAGAACGGCTGTATGAGACCGCTTTACCGAACCTGTGCGCTTCAACAGCGGCAACGATCAGAGCCGCGCCAGTGGCGTCCACCTGAAAGGTATCTTTGAGGTAATGCCACAGTAGCTTGTCGTCGTATTTGACGCCCAGGGGGATCTGGGGTTCGTCCCCCGGTTGGTAGTATTGCCAATCCCTATCGCTCAAGTTCCACGTCCCTGTGAAAGCCTGTCGCGGATATGCCCCTTGCCGAGGGTGGTCTTGTGTTCTAATCTCGGCTTACTCATAGAAGCGCCTCGCCAGGCAGTTTCGATTTAGAAGCCCGTTCCTGTTTGCCGCAGGTGCGGGCTTCGCTCATTTCAGGCATATGCCCTAACTGGTGACTATGCCGCAACTTATGGGCACCGCGCAAGCATGAGCCGCTAAATGCGCGTTCCCGGCCCAAGTCATCGCCCCCCGAACAATCTGGACCACAAGCCCCGGCGCTGCATTTCCGTCAGCGCCCGCACCTGATTGGCCAGTTCCGCCAGCTTGGCATCGGTTTCAGCCTGCCGCTTTTGCGTGTCCTCGATCTGCGCCAGGACAGCGGGCGGGGGTGCCGGGTTGTCAGTCGGGTTGTCGTCGGGGGTGCCGCTTAGAACCCGCCGCGCAGCTGCCGCCAATGCCTCAGCTGCAAACTCGGCTTGGGTCTTTCCCGCCTTCTTTGCAGCCTTGTTCAACAGGCTGCGAAACTCGGGGGTGAAGCCGTCGCCTTTCAGCGTGAGGGTTGGTCGGGCATCCCGCTTTGGGGTGGTCATTTCTCAAGCCTCGCCACGCGGGCTTCCAGATCGGCCAAGCGATCTGTCACGCTAGGGCCAGCTGCGCCGCCCTCATAATCATCTAGGAACGCTTCCAGCTTGCCCAGAAATTCGGGGGTGTCTCGCAGGTGCCCCCCGAGGCGTTGAAGGGTTTTCCGGGCTTCCTCGGGTGCGCGCACGTTGATCTGCGGGGCGGGTTGTTTTGCATCAGGCATTGGTGCGCACCCCATCCGGGGTGAACGTCACCCCACGCGCCTCTAGCGCCGCCTGCAATGCCGTGAGGGTGCGCTTATAGGGTTGCCGGTTGCCGGTTTCAAAATTGGCAATGGTCGCCTTTGCCACCTCGGCAGCCTCGGCCAGTTCCTGTTGAGACATGCCAGCAAGTGCCCGCGCGGCTTTGCACTGTTCCGGGGTCATTTGGTATAACCTTGCATTTTGGGCTTGCCTTATCCGGTTCCGTTGGTGCAACCTTATACCGCGACCGATGCCCGGCGCAACAGCCATGATGGAGAATGAAATGAACGCGATTTCCGCGACCGATACCGGC